GAGGGTGTCTTTAAAGACACTCTCCCTTTTTTAAATCTAATTAAATTAAATACAAAATGGCAAAAGGTACAACACCTGTGGACAAAGTCTACAAGTTAAAAATAGGAAATCCGCTATCATATACGTTAGCGTCAAGAAACCACCCTCGATTCCCACTAATGTGGTTTGACGAGAAAAACAATGTTAATCGTTCATTGAGGTATTCAACGAATCAACAGTCCCCATTTGAGGACGAACAAGATGGAAATGCAATTATAGAGCCAATTATCTTTGAAGATGGCTTCTTAAGAGTTCCAAAAAACAATCCTGTATTACAGCAATTTTTACATTATCATCCATTAAATGGTACTATATTTGCTGAAGTAGATAAAGAAAAGGATGCTGCTGCTGAGGTAGAAGACTTAAACTTAGAAGTTGAGGCTCTAATTGAAGCTCGTCAGTTATCACTTGACCAAATTGAAACCCTTACAAGAGTAATGTTTGGAAAAGACCCATCTACAGTGTCTACTGCTGAGTTAAAGCGTGACATCTTGGTATTTGCTAAAAGAGACCCTAAAGAGTTCTTAAATATATTAAATGACCCTGAATTGAAGTTTCAAGCTAAGGTTCGTTTATTCTTTGAAAACAAGTTGTTGGTATTAAGAAATGGTGAGAAAGAGGTGTGGTTTAATACCGCAACCAACAAAAAGAAGATGTTATCTGTTCCATTCGGAGAAGACCCTTATGAGATGGTAGCCCACTTCTTGCAAAGTGATGAAGGTATTGATTCCTTAAAAATGTTAGAAGCGACATTGGCATAATAGGTTTTGATTATTGATTATTGGTTAGAAGAGGGTACTTATTGTACCCTCTTTTTTTTTATGTATATTTGTAAAAAAAGAAGTAATGATAAACTCAGTAAGAAATGCAGTATTATCTATTCTGAACAAGAATAATTACGGCTATATTTCTCCTTCTGATTTCAATTTGTATGCTCAAAACTCACAGATGGAAATATACGAGGAGTACTTTAGTAATTATAATAAAGTTATAAATGCTGAAAATGCACGTATTTCAGGTGTAGAGTATGCAGATATGGAGCAACCTATTGCAGAAGTGTTAGAATATTTTTTACGTACAGACTATCTTTCTAAGATTGCGGCTAATAGATTTTCTATGCCAAGTCCTGCGACTACAGGCTATTATACTTATATGCTTTTAGATGTAAAATGTAAGCCTGTTGTACTTAAGACAGGAACAAATACATCTGTAGTAAGCGGAAGATTAGTTGATAGTACAGCAACTTTTTTATCTAATGGTATTTCTGCAGGAGATGTTGTTACAAATTTAACTACCGGATTAGTATCTACAGTGGTATCAGTACTTAATAATACAAATATTTTATTAGACTCAAATATATTTTTAGCAACAGGAAATGCGTATAGCGTCTTTTCTTCTGCTACTGTTATACCTGCTGAAAAGGTTATTAACTCAAAACTTACAATGTTGCTTAATTCTAATTTAACCAACCCAACTAATGAGTTCCCTATTTACGCATTACAAGGCGAAGAATTAACTTTCTATCCTGCAACGATAAGTAACAAGGGTCAGGTTCTTGCAACCTATTTTAGGTACCCTAAAGTGCCAAAATGGACCTATATTACGCTTACTAATGGAGAGCCTGTATTTGACCAATCGCAACCTGATTATCAAGACTTTGAATTGCCTCCTGAAGATGAGTATAAATTAGTAACTAAGATACTTGAGTATTGTGGTATATCTATTCGTGAGACAGAGGTTACTCAGTTTGGTATGGTACAAGAACAACAACAACAGCCTACATTCAGTATGCAATAATAAATTTATAAGCAATGGCATATATATCACAATATCAATATTATGAGAATGGGGGTGTAACTCCCGAGGATACTAATTGGGGGTCGTATCAATACGTTAGTTTACAAGACATTGTAAATAATTTCTTATTAATGTATGCGGGTAACCATTCATTGGTTAATAATGAGGAGCGTTACAAAGTATTATTTCACGCTAAACGTGCAATTCAAGAGTTAAATTACGATGCTTTTAAGGAAGTTAAGGTATTACAACTTACGGTTCCTGATATGCTAAGGTATATATTACCTGCTGATTATGTGAATTGGGTGCGTGTTTCATTGTATAAAGATGGATGGTTACGTCCATTGTCCGAAAACATTCAAACGCTTTCATCTAAGGCTTATCTTCAAGATAACACGGGTCGTATTTTATTTGACCAATATGGCAATGCCTTAAGTCCTCAGTATTCTGAGATAGACTATGATAGATTAACTAAGATTAAGAAGAGTATATATTTAAACCAAGGAAATCAATTTAATGGTCAGTTAGGATGGAATTATGATGGAATGTGGTATTTTGAAGGTAACATTGGAACTGCTTATGGATTAAATACAGAGACTGCAAACTTTAATCCTACATTTAATATTGATAGAAAAGCAGGAGTGATTAACTTTGACTCGTCAATGTCAGGTCAGTCTTGTATTCTTGAATATGTTTCTGATGGTATGGAGGGCGGAGACAATTCTTTAATTACGGTAAACAAGTTATTTGAGGCGTACATTTATGCAGCAATTGAGTATGAGATACTAAGTTCTAAACTTGGTGTTCAAGAGTATATCGTTGCTCGTGCACGTAAAAAAAGAAGAGCATTATTAAGCAATGCAAAAATAAGAATTAGCAATATTCATCCGGGTAGACTTTTGATGAACTTAAGAGGATTGGACAAGCAAATAAAATAAAATGGCAAAATTTACAAGGAACTTTACGGCAGGTAAGATGAATAAAGGTGTAGACCAACGCCTATTACCTGAAGGAGAGTATATCGATGCTATGAATATTAGAATGGGTTCTACAGAGAACTCAGAGATGGGGGTTATTGAAAACACAAAAGGTAATTTACCTCTTACTTCATTGGCATATATTAATGGTACTGCGCTTAGTTCATCTGCAAGATGTATTGGTGCATTACAAGATAGTGCTACTGAGACTATCTATTGGTTTATACACGATTCAAACTTTTCAGTAGGTGCCACAGGAAAACTTGACTTGATTGTTTCTTTTAATGTTTACACAAATGTGTTAACTTATCACGTTGTATCTATTAATAATGGAGGAGGTGTTAATACTACGTTAAACTTTAACCCTAAATATTTGATTACGGGTATTGATATATTAAATGATTTATTGTTCTTTACTGATGATTACAATGCTCCAAGATGTATAAATATTAATAGAAACTATCCTAATCCAATTAGTAATATAGACCAAATTACCGCAGAATCTTTACTTGTTATTAAGAAGCCACCTATAAAGTCACCAACGGTTGAGCCTATCGTAACCAATGGCCAAGAGAATTTTTTAAATACAAGATTTATTTGCTTTGCATATAGATATAAATATATAGATGGAGAGTATAGTGCTACTTCTCAGTGGTCTCAACCTGCTTTTGTTCCTAATCCTTTTAGCTTTAGTGTTGAAAGTTTTGTGAATGAGGGTATGACAAACTTTTGTAACTCTGCTATTATTACTTACAACTCAGGTAGTTCACTTGTAGTTGGGTTAGATTTATTATTTAAAAATGCAGATGGAAGTGTTATTAAGGTTATTGAGAAACTTGACAAGTCTAATTTAGGACTTGCAAATAATACTGATTATCAATATACTTTTACCAATAGCAAGATATTTACCGTATTATCAGAGGCAGAATTACTTAGATTATACGATAATGTACCAAGATTTGCAAAGGCTCAAACTATTATGGGCAATAGGTTAATGTATGGTAACTATGTAGAAGGATATGATTTAATAGACCAATACGGTGCTCCTGTTAAATTTGAATACACAACTGATTTAATATCCACTCCTATAGGCAATACAAGTATTAATGATGGACTTGCTTCAGGCAACTACTCAATTAATGGTACTGTAACTATTGCTAATGCAGTGGTTACATTTGATTTAGGAGGTCAAAATTTAATTTCAGGTTCTGCAATCAGCTTAGATGTTAGTATAACTCATTCTGAATTTAGTGGTCAAACACCATTCCCTACTGAGACAACAGATATAGTTAGATTAAATTTTGCATTTTTCTTGTCTACTAATTATGCATCAGTATATGATTTAGCTACAAGTGTTGAGTTTCAAAACGCAGTTGGTACTGCAGCCAATATTCAACTTATTGCAAATGCTTGTAATGGAACAACTTTTACAGATGCATTTAATTGTGCTATACCAAATAACTTAAATGCTTTGATAAAAAACGGAAGTGGTATAAGTGCAGTTGGTCAGCCAATTAACATTATCACAAGTCCGGGTAGCAGTAGTATTGGTTTCCAATTTCCTGCTATGCGTTATGTTAATAATATAACAACACCTACTCAAACAGTTTATGAGTATTATGAGGTGACATTAGCTCAGGCTACATTCCAAGAAATTGCAAACACACAAAGTTTACATAGTAATCGTGACTACGAGATTGGTATTGTATATATGGATGATTTTAATAGAGCGACAACTGCTCTTGTAAGTCCTAATAATACAGAACATATTCCGTGTGGATTTTCTTCTTATAAGAACTCTATTCAAGTAACAATACCTCCGACTCAATTACCGCCTGTTTGGGCAACAAGATATAAGTTTGTTATTAAGCCTGATGAGGAAAACTATGAGACAATTTATTGTAGCATATTCTTTGAGGACCCATTAACAAACAATGCTTACTTCTTACTTGAAGGAGAGAATGCACGTAAGATAGAGGCAGGTGATAGATTAATCGTAAAGGCTGATTCAAGCGGTGCTACTACTTCTTGTGTGTACGCTACTGTGCTTGATAAGACATCTCAGACGTCAAACTTTATAGAGATACCAAGTGCATTAGACCCTGACGTATTTATACCAATTCCTGCGGGAGTATATATGAAGATTAATCCTAACAGCTTTAATATTGTTCAGGATGAATTAGCTATCATAGCTCCGGGAAAGGTAACGGTTACTTCTCCAAGAGGCGGAAATTATCCTATCCTTTATTATCCAATGAATAGATATGATTCAGTTACTTCTGCTTGGGTAGATTACGATATACCTGCAGGAAGCAGAATTGTAATGTATATTAGACAATCAAGAGGAGGTGTTGGAAACGATTGTGAAGAAAGAAGAAATTTATTAGAAAAAACATTTATATCAGCAAATGCATATAACAATATGTATGATTGGTTTGTTGGAGAAGATATAGCTCAGTTTTTAAACGATGGTGTAAGATATGCAGGTGGTGGTCAATGTATTCCTAACAATGAGTTTATTTCAACAATTACTAATACTGCAGGTACTATATCAACAAGTATATGTACAAATTATTATAGATTTTATAGAAATACTTCTACTAATCAATTACAATTGATGGTAACAGGTACATTACCTTGTACGGGTTTAAATTTCCCAAATGCAAGAGCATCTACTGTTGAGGTTAACTTTACGGTGTTTCGTTCTGATAAGACTTTAATATTTGAAACGCAACCTTCTGAGGCTCTGCCTGACGTGTTTTTTGAAAATGAAATGTCTTTTGCTATAGTAAATGGCAATCATTTAGGCAATATCCAAGACCAAAATTTTGCAACAGGAACACCTGCTATTGTTGATACTAAGTTCTTTAACTGCTTTTCTTTTGGAAACGGAGCGGAAAGTTACAAGATTAGAGACTCAATAGTAGGTAACTCATTTAATCTTGGTAACAGGGTTACAAGCGTATCAGCTCAAGATTACAAAGAAGCAGATAGATTTTCTGATATTACATATAGCGGAGTGTATAGCGCTGAGTCCAATGTGAATAAGCTAAATGAATTTAACTTAGGTTTAATTAACTACAAGGTTTGTGAGCCTTCTTTTGGAGCTATTTATATAATGGATGGTAGAGAAACAGATATTCTTTTACTACAAGAAGACAAAATTTCGTACGTTTTAGCAAGCAAGAATTTGATTTCTGATTCCACAAGTGGTGGAGTTATAGCATCTGTACCTGAGGTATTAGGTACTCAAATTGCTCGTGTTGAAAAGTATGGTATTAGCTTCAATCCTGAAAGCTATGTTCAATGGGGGTATGATAGATATTTTACTGATGTTAAGCGTGGAGCGGTTATTCAATTAAAGCAAGGTGTCTCATATGCTAAAGAAGAATTGATAGTAATATCTGAGATGAATATGAGAACGTGGTTTAGAGATACCTTTAATGAGTCTTTTAATACTCAGAAGATAGGTGGATTTGACCCATATCTTAACGAGTATGTGTTATCAAGTAACGAAGTAAACTTGCCTGATAATCCTCAGTGTTTGCAATGTGGTATTTCTCAGACCTTTAGTTTGACAACACCTCTTGCTCAACAAAAATCTACTCAGTTTTGTGTTGATTTTGGTCCTACTGTTGGGTCAACTAATATTAATTATAGTGTTGCAGCAATAAGCTCAGGTGCTCAATTTAGAATATCAGTCCTATATAATGGAGTTACAACTACCACAGGATTTGTAAGTACAGGTGGCACTTTGACTTTTAATAAAAATAATGTATCTGTAGAAACAGCTACTATTACTATTGATTATATTGGTAATATAACGTTAAACGTGCTTCCAAATTGTACAACTGCAGTTTCACTTAGAATTGTTCAGATAGTCTTAACGAGTGATTATGACTCAGGAGACACCATTCATACTGAATACAGATATGTAAATGGAGCATATGTTTCTCCACTGCAATCAAGTCTTGTGACTTTTGTATCAGGAACTGCTAATCCTCTTGTATCAAGATATAATGCTACTACTAACTTTGTAGGAACAGGAGCAGTTCCTCCTGCAGGAAGTACAGTTAGTTTAATTTCTAATAAACTTTCTACTGATACATTTGTATTTAATCCTGCAACGGATAAATTTAAGTATTTAATGTCAAATACTAATTATAGTAATAATAGTACTGATATTAACGCCTTATTAGCATTAGCTGTTACAGCTACACCAAATCAAGGAGGAGGCTCAAATAACTATGCTAATTTTACCGTTCCTGCATTATTAAATAACTTGTATCTAATATGGGATTTTAGGGCTGCTGTAGCCACTACATTATGTTACTCTTCTGTAAGTGCAGCAGACGCTTGTTGTGGCTGTGGTGCGCCTGTAATAGAGTCTTATGACTGTGAAAGCGGTAATTGTGTAGACCCGGGTGATGGAACAGGTACTTATGCGACTTTAGAAGAGTGTCAAGCCAATTGTTTTGCACCGACTATTTCATTAGGTGCTCCTATATGCAGACAAAATAATTGCAACGATAATGCCGCTTGTTCTGTAAGATATGGTATTAATACCACTGATGCACCGGCAGGTTCATATATAACACGTACTACAGGATTTCCGTCAAGTACTGCAACGGTTACTATAAGTGACTCAACTCCACCTACCGGTGAAATATTGTATTTTGAACCAAGCGGCTCAGCAACTCCGGTTTACTTTACCCTTGAGCTTAGAAATTCAAGTGGAACAATAATAGCTACGTCAAGTACATCATTAACCCATCAATCATTTTGGCCAATGCTTCCATTGTGCTAATTTTAAATAAAAACAAATGGCAACAAGTTCATCATACTACTTAAATGCACCATCTCTTGCTTCCGCAACAGCAGTATTTACAAATACTGCTTTGACTCAATGTGCGCCTAATGGATTCTATTCTAATGGTGTAATAGTAAGAGAGCAAGTAGATTGCACATTATTACCACAACAAGAATGTCCTTCTTGCACACCAAGTATTTCATTAGGCTCTCCTATTTGTAGACAAAATAATTGTAATGATAACGCAGCTTGCTCAGTAAAATATACAATCAATACAATTAACGCTCCTGCAGGCTCTTATATAACAAGAACTACAGGAACTCCATCGAGTACAGCGACTATTACAATATCTGATTCAACGCCACCTACGGGTGAATTAATATATTTTGAACCAAGTGGTTCGGCTACACCTGTTTATTTTACATTGGAGTTAAGGAACTCAGGAGGTACAATAATAGCATCATATATCACTTCATTAACGCATCAATCGTTTTGGCCGATGTTGCCTTTATGTCCAATTTAAAATAAATAACTATGGCAAATTATACATTATCTTATAGCAATTTAGTCAAAGGGTGGGTATCCTTTTACTCCTTTATTCCTGAATGGATGATAGGGATGAACAACTATTTCTATACTTTTAAAGGGGGTGATTTATACAGACATAATGTAAATGAGAATAGAAATACTTTCTATGCGCCTTGGTTTGTAAAGATTGGTAATGCCGCAGGAGCTTATACTCCATCGACATTGCAAAGCGTATTCAATACAGCACCGCTTGAGAATAAGCTATTTAAGACCATTAACTTAGAAGGTGATGCTAAATGGGGGGTTACTTTAGAGACTGACTTGCAATACTCAGGATTTATTGATGCCAATTGGTTTGAGAAAAAAGAAGCCTCTTTCTTTGCATTTGTTAGAAACAATTCTGTTGGTGAACTTGCTTTAAGAAGCGTAAATGGTATTGGAAGAAGCACTCAAGTGACAGGCGGCAATGTGGTTAAGTTTGCAATTGGTATAGAAATAGGTAGCATTATCAGTATTGGAGACCTTTTATACTTCTCAGTGCCTCCTTATACCACTCCGGTGTTATGTGGTAAGGTAACGGCTATTTCAGTAGATTTAGCTAATAATGTTAACCAATTAACCATTGATACCACAATCCCGGGAACCACTCCTATACCTATACAAAATGCCTTTTTCTTGTATATTAAGAACTCAGTTGCGGAGTCTCACGGTGTGCTTGGGCATTATTGTACATTTAATATCGAAAACTCGTCTACAAGTAAAGTTGAACTCTTTGTTGTTCAGACAGAAGTTATGAAAAGTTTTCCTTAAATTTAATATCTTTGTAGCAATATGGATTTAATCATAAAAGAACTGAGCGAAACCGATTACGATGATATTCTCGTAGGATGGTGGAAACAGTGGGGATGGGAACCTCCTAAGAGAGATTTCCTTCCTAACGATGGTAAAGGTGGTATCATAGTCTATGATGGTGATACGCCTATATGTGCCGGCTTTATGTATCTGACTAATTCCAAAGTAGCTTGGGTAGATTGGATAATATCGAACAAGGAATATACCAACAAGCTACAAAGAAAAGACGCCATTAAGTTATTGGTGTCAGCGTTGACAGAGATTTGTAAAAAATCAGGAAGTAAATATAGTTACGCTCTATTACAAAATCAATCATTAATAGGTGTCTACGAAGACTTAGGATATATAAAAGGTGACAAACAAATAAACGAAATGATTAAATTATTATAATATGCCCGCAGCAACATCATTAGCAATAGCAAGTTTAGCTATAACAGCAGGAAGTACAGGTATGTCTTTTGCACAAGCAGGAAAGCAGAAAAAAGCACAGCGCCAAGCTGAGCAAGATGCTGAGCAAGCTATGGCAGAAGCAAGAAAAAAACTTGAGGTAAACTTTTATGAGAACTTGGGTATTCAAAAAGAACCATATGAATTAGAAAGAGAAGCATTACTTTCTCAAGGTGCTCAAGCTATTCAAGCAGGAGTAGAGAGCGAAAGAGGTGCGGCTGCTACGGCAGGACGTATTCAAATGGCACAACAACAAGCACAAGCAGGAATAAGAACTGCAATGGGTCAAGATTTAATGAATCTTGAAAAGTTATCTGCTGCAGAAGAAGCTCGTTTAGCAGGTCTTCAATCATCTTTATCTTTGCAAGAAGTAGCAGGTGCACAACAAGCTGCAAGAGATGCTCAGCAATTGGCGGCTCAAGCTACTGAACAAGGATTTAAAGGTCTTGCAAGTATGGGTCAACAGGCTATGCAGCTTGCTCCATTATATTCTAAAGTAGATACAGATGCCTTAGGTAATCCTATTTCAGTTAGACCTGATAAATATGCTTTACCTACTCCACCTCCTGTTCCTGTAAATCCATTTGTAAACTCAAGTCCATTTATAACAAATCCTTTTAATGTACCCGGATTAGGTGGTAGTTAATAATAAAAAAGAAACCGAATAACGCTATGGCTACATATTATAAATACGCAGAACAGAACGCAGATAGTCAAGTCAATTGGGCTGAAGTCGGCAAAGGCATATCTGATATGCTTAAACAAGAGGTGGAGATTCGTAATAAAAAGAAAGCTGACATCGACCAAGCTACACGTGAATTTCAAAACGTATTACAAAACGCACCACAAGGACAGTATCAAGATGCCAATAAGTTTACAAATGATTATGCGCATTCAATGATGGAGCAGCAGATGATTGACAATAGACTATTAAAGTCAGGTCAAATGAAGCTGCAAGATTATACGTATAGAAGACAGAACTATGTAGATGGTACAAACACATTGTTTGAATTACAAAAGTTATATCAAGACAATTATAAGACTAAAATGGAGGGTATTCAAAGTGGTAAACTTCAAGCCTTGACAGGTGCTAATATGGCATCAATAGAAGGCTTCGCTGATTTCTCAAAGTCTAAAGCTATCATTGACCCATCAACGGGTGTGGTAAATGTTGGTATAATGAGACCTAATCCTGACACAGGAGTAATGGAACTAACTGAAGATGTGGCTCCCGTAAATGTATTAAAAGGCAAAATATTAGCAGATATTCCTACTTGGGATGCTAACACAGCCATTAATAATACGGTAAAGAATATGGGTGAGATAAAGAATACTTTATTTACTGCCGCTACTACTACTAAGCAAGGTAGTGTAGTTGAGCTTTTGGGTTTGAAACAAAATGAAGCATCTACTGACCCTGCTGTAAAGGCTGTGGTTGATAATGCAAATAAGGCTATAGACCAACAAATAAATTCATACTTTGCTAATCCATATAATATCACTTCGGTATTAACAGAGAATGTAGGTACATATAGCCAAGAGTCATTTACTTATAATAAAGAAGAGGCGGCTAAAGATAAGAGTAAAATATTAATTAAGATTAATCCATCTACAGGATTACCTACAATAGATACTGATGGAACTAATTATAAAGCTCAATTAACTGAGGCTAAAGATTGGGTTAGAACTCAGTTGTTAGCAAGATTAGATAATGAGAAAGATATTAAGCCAACAGGATTCCAACCTTTTGGGCCTCAGCCACAACAATGGGAAGTTCTTAATGACCAAGAAAAGAGAAATGCAGTAAATATAGCCAATCAGGTTGGCGCATTATGGGGTGGAGATAACACAGCTATTCAAGGTGCTACTACTTTCTTTAGAGACATCAATCCTGCAGTGCAAAGTGTTGCAAGAGATGCATCAGGTGTTACTGTTACGCTTGTTGATGAAAGAGGTAAATTAACTGAAAGAAAAATACCATTTAAAGGTGCAAATGGAAGAGTTATGTCTGCGCAAGAATTTGTAAAATCAGCAGGACCATTACTAACAGGAAATCCAAATATTGGTACTGCAGTAAATCAAGGTGGCTTTATAAAAAGTGCTACCTTTAACCCATCGGGCAGAGCAACGGCTGAAGCAGTAAGATTAGGAGCTACTCCTCCTGCTAATCCGTTTTCTGTTCAAGGATATACTCCACCGGCTGTAAATCCTGCAGGAGTAGGTTCAAAATACTAATTGATATAAAATAAAAATATGAACGAGCAAGCAATACAAGATGCCTATAACTTATTTGTTCAACAAGGATATGGTAAAAGCATTGACGATTTTAAGAGTTTAATTGCTACCAATCCTAATGCATTGAATGATTCTTATAATCTATTTACGCAACAAGGTTATGGTAAAAGTATTGAAGACTACAAAGCTCTTATGGGTATAGGTGCTCAGCCTGAATTAAAAAAAAAAGGTACTACGGAATTACCTTCGGAAGATACTTCTTTGGTTTCGTCAAAACCGCTTCCTAAATTTCTTAGAGAAGGACAAGTAGCAGCAGAGACAGGATTTGCAACGCCAACAGGTGTTACGCCTCTTCCTGAGACTATAACAAATGTTATACCTGAGATGGCTCCACCTAAGAAAGAAAAATTACTTAAGAATTTAGGAGCGCTTGAAATGCCTGAGGAAGAAAATGTTTATTTAAAAAACATAGGCACAAGAGCATTATCAGGTCTTACCTCATTGGAGAAGATGGTTGCATCTATACCTGAGACAGTTATAAATATTGCATCTATACCTCAGAATGCATTGGCTTGGGCTACAGGTTGGGATATTGCAGCTAACGCTGATACATTTAAAAAGCAGTTTGGTATAAGCAATCCCGTATTAAACAAGCTAAACGAAGAAGAGAAAAGATTACAAGAAGTTACTGCTAAGTTTAATAAAGAAAGATATGAAAGCTCAGGCATTGTAGATAATATACAGAAGGGCAACTATAATGATGCATTTGAATTACTTGGAAGTAGCATTGTAGAGTCTGCTCCTGTAAGTATAGCTATGATGATGGGAGGAGCTACGCTTGCTCCTGCTGAGTTAGCAGCAATTAGTACTGCTGGATTCCTTGAACAAAATAGAGAGCAATTAGGCGAAGAAAATCCTGATATGCCTGAAATTGAAAAGACTGTAAAGGCATTAGGTATGTCTGCGGCTGAGACTGTATTTAGTGCAATTGGTACAGGTACAATTGGTCAGGTTTATAAAGATATTATTAAAAAAGAAGGTGTAGAAGTAGGAAAAAATATTTTTAGAGATGGGTTAGTTCAGGCATACAAGTCAGCATTAACAAAGTATGGTGCTCCTATTGGTTTATTGGGTGAAGGTATTGAAGAGGCAGCTACTCAAATCACTCAGAATGTGCTTAGTAATAAGCCTACGTTTGAAGGTGTTGCTGATGCATTTGTAACAGGTGCAGGCAGTGGTGTGGTATTCACAGCTCCTATCAATGCAATGAAAGCAAAGGACAAGGTAACTAATCTTGTTGAGACATATAAGTCTAAGGAAGAGATAAATGCCGTATTAAAAGACACTGATACAAAATTAGACCAAGTATTTAATGTATCAAAAGATGCTCCTATTACAGCAGAACAAATCCAAATAGCTAATACTAATAAGTCAAGAGATATATTATCTAAGAATTTAAATAAGAAAGTAAAGGATGGTGAGATTTCAGAAGATGAAGCAAAGCAATCATTGTATGTATTCGACAAGGTACAGCAAGTTTCAAATGCTGTAAAAGACTTAAAGGTAACCAATGCAGAGAAAGCTCAGATTGCTACTTTACTTAGACAAAGAGACCAATTAAAAACTGACATTCAGAATAAAGATGATGTACTTGTAGCAAGAGAAAAGCAAGAGATTGCTGACCTCAACAATCAAATACAACAGATTATAATGGAGTCTAAACCACAAGTTGAAGCAGTGGTTATAGAAGCTCCTGAAGTTACTGCGAAAAGAACAGCAAGAATTGCTGAGTTAGAAGCATTAGTTGCTCCTGACTCTGAATTATCTGTAACATCTCCTGAGTGGTCTAAGGCTGCTGAGGAATTACAAACATTAAAAAAACAACAAGATGCCATTCAAAAACAAACAACAGATGAAGGCGTGCTACGCACAGAACAACCCGAAGTGGGATTGCAGCAAGTGGTCGAAGGAGACCAAGGACCTCAAGTCGTTACCACAAGGACCGAAGAGGTCACTCCTGAAATCGGGACGCAAGAAGTAATTGAAAAAATAAATAAACTTGAAAAAGAAAAGGTGTCTTTGACCTCTAAAGCGTTAAAGCAAATGCCTAATTCTCCAATTCAATTAAAAACACGTGCTCGTATTGATGAGATAAATAGTGAGTTAGAAACATTAAAAGCAGAACAAAAAGTGTCTTTAAAGACACAAGCTCCTAAGTTAGTTAGAGATATATCTGTATTAATTACTCCGGCTACAGTACGTGAAGCTACGCCTCTAACTAAAAGGATTAAGAAGTTGTCATTGAACTATGACAAGTTTGTTAAGCAATACGCTAAAAAGAAAGACCCTAAAGTTCTTGCTAAGATAAAGGAAGCTGAAAATCAAATATTAAACGATGCTAAGCAAGATATTATTGATGAAGTAGCAAAAGTTGATGGTGTAGCTGTTAAGTTTAGCGACCCTAAGCGTGGCTTATGGAATGGTTCATTTGAGCCATCATTTAATATGATTCTATCAATTAGTCCACAAGCTAATACTGAAGCAGTTAGCAAGTTATTATTTGACTTTGCTGAGAAGTATTCTCAAGATGCATTCATATTAGAAACAGACTCTGAATATGAGTCAGATGTGTTTAGTGGAAAGAGAGATATACCTCTTACTGAATTTGATGAAAATAATTTGATGCATTATCCACAAATTATTTATACCTTTGATGAACCAATAACTGACGAACAAGTTACAGACCTGTCAGTTGAACTTGAAAAGAATGGTGTTGAGGCATTCAACATTAATAATAACGAGATTAAAGTATCTATAATTAAATTCTTTGAAGATACTGACCAACAAAATTTAACAGAAGATGAACAATATGAAGAACGAACAAGAGACCTTGACTCAAAGTCAATCGCAGCTGAAAAAGCAACGGCTGATGTACTCGGACCTAATGTCAAAGTTAAACCAACGGTTAGAATCAAAAAATCTTCTTACCAAGGAGCCAAAAATGAAGGAACCTCAGACCCAACAAGACAATTCGATAGAAGTGACGTTCTTAAATCGTTCAAAGAATCAACCACAAAAGTAGAAGCACTTGCAGTTGAACTTGCTGACTTGCGTCAAAAAGAAATTGATTTACAAAAAGAAGGAAAAAAGTTATCTCCTGAAGAACAAACTCGATTTAACGAGTTAAATAAAGTAGTACAGCCTGCAGTGCAGCGTACATTTGAAACAAATAAAAAACTTTACGAAGACGCTAAGGCCGAAGTAGAAGGCATTGCACAAGATGCCATTGCTGAAGTTGACGCATCCATATCCCCATTCCCAATTAAACGCCCTGAACGTGCATCTGTTAAAGCTATCAGATGGTATAATGCATTCACCGAAAAACTTGGTGATGGCGCACGTGTAAATATTGTAGTAGATACTGAAGCTAATGCTGATAAAGTATTTAAAACAATTGATGAGAAATATCAGGGCGACAAAGAATTAAGAAGAATTACCGAAACTACAGAATTAGGTTATCCAAAAAGACTTATTGAAATTCGTACATCTAATGGTACAATTGCAGAAGTTCAAGTGATTACCAATGAAGCCTATTTAGCTAAAGATGGCTTAAAAGGATTTACCGGAGATGAGAAACAAAAAGCTACAGCTAAACAAAAGTTAGATGCAGTACGTGCTCGTCTTGGTTGGAATATCCCTGATGGGCTTGGTCATTATTTTTATGAGATTCAAAGAGATACTAATGTAGATGAGAATTTAAGAGATGAGGCCGCAAGATTAAGCGACTTATATTATGATGCATTTACTAATCCAAATTCTACACTTGCCGAATCCTTTATGAATGATGTAGAAGCATTTAAAAACAATGTAGATGCTGCTGATAAGTCACAATGGGATGTAGGTAATAATGGTAAGGCTCCGCAATCTTTAATAGACTATAAGCCTGTTCAAGCAGAAGCTACTCTTGTAATAGAAGAAGAAGAGCAGTTTGTTCCTGTGCAAGCGTCTGAAGTTAAGACTGATGCGTTTACCAAGGACAATGCCATTGATTATCTTGAAGATGAAAAAGAAACTGAAAGCGGAAGAACTGTAACATACATCTCATCACTTACTGTTGAAGCACGTAATGCAGATGGTGACCCAATTGGAACGATAACAAAACTTACTGATGAAGATAAAATATTCTCATTTACCGCAGAAGATATTGATGGTAATGAGATTGGCTTTGATGGATTTGAAACATTAGGAGAAGCTAAGCAAGCAGTTGCTGATAGTTATAATAAGATTAAGAAGAAAGAATTTACTAAAGAGCAAAAGAAAAAAGCAAAAGAAAAGGCTAAAGTAGCAGCTAAGAAAGCTAAAGCTAAAGCAAAGGCTGAGCCTACAGTGGAAGAGCAAGTAACAGGTGCATTAGATGATTTACTTGCGTTAGACCCTAACGATAAGACAACGCTTCAAAAGATTCAGTCAGGTCTTGACAAAGTAATTAAAGACATTGACAAGTTTGAGAAAGAGAATCTTGGTGTGAATATAGCATTGCCTGTAATGAAGACCATTCTTAAAGCAATCAAGGCATTGGTTGATGCAGGTGTTACATTACAAGAAGCTATCAAAAGAATTGCTAAAGACAATAATGTAAACAGCCGTGACGTGATTGATGGCATCAATGCTGTTAGTCAAATTGCTCCTATTCAGGCGCAATACGATGCATTAATGATAAAGGCTGATGAGTTAATTTCTCGTCAAAAATCAAGAGGTATAGCTGATGCTAAGATAGTATCTAACTTAGATACCTTAATTAGAAACTCAGAGGTGTATAAAAATGCCAATGATGCTCAAAAGAAGATAATGGAGCGTGAGGCAAGAACTAAAATGGGTGCTGCACCTAAGCGTGCCGTGTCAATTGGACGTGTGCTTGGCGCATTGAAAGACATTACCAATATTTCAAGAGAAGAGAAGATGCTTGTCATCAAGCAAATCAGAGACTTGTCAAGAGATGCAGCTAAGGAATTGGCTAAGGACATTAGAGAGATGGCATCAAAAGGAAAGATTACATCTATCCAAGCAGCGAATATCGTATCAAGATTTGGGAAGGTGAATATGCTAAATGAGATTTCAGTGTCAAACTTTGTTGACTATATGGCTAAGGTGTTTGCAAACGCAGAGTATGCTGACAAGATTGACGTAGCTAAGAGCAAGTTAAAGATGGCTAAGAAGAACATCGTTACTAAGATTGGTATTGCTGATGGATTAGTAGGTCCATTGAATAGATTATTTTCTATTAACCCAACACTTATACCTAATGATTACCTTGGTCGTTACTTAGAATTGGTTGATATGTTTGGTGCAAGACAAGCAGTACTTACACTTGATGAGAAGTCTGCAGTTACTAAAGATGTCGAAGCCATACTTAATGAGATTGACAACGAGCAGTCAAAAGCTGATGAGTTAGCTGACAGATTCAATGCTTCTGAGAATAAAGTATTTAAAGATGACGAATTAGATTACGCAGCATCGGTTAAGAAAATGCTTGATGAGAAAGAGATTGATGAGAAGGAAGCAGAGACTATGCGTAAGTATAAGGATGACATTGCTCCTCAAGTTGAAGAGACTGAGCTTACTGAAGATGAATTAGCAGAGGAAAGAAAGGAATTAACTGATGCAGTAAAAAAATCTATTGTTGATGGCTCTGAACTTTCTACTAAAGATGAAAGAGATTTGGCTAAAGAGTTGAGCAGACTTATTAAAACTGATGCGATAGATGGTTTAACTAATACTGAGTTAAAAAACTTACTCAAGGTTATTAATAATATTAATAATAACTATTTACCTCATTACACTCAGTTGATGGTTGAGAAAATGAATGCAATCAATAATGGCAAGGTATTAACCTCTGCTATAAAAAAATCTAAGGTTGCTCCATTGTCAGGATTGTATTCAAGAGCAAAGTCATTAATTACAAAGAAGGGTGCTATTTTTGAAATGATTAGAAGAAACCCATTGTTTAATATAGACCAATTATTTGGAGACTTTAAAACAAAGGATATATTTAATTCAATACTAAACAAAGCTGCAGAAGGTGAAGCTAAGTTTAGCGCAGAACTTAAGAAGGTTCAAAATATTTTAGAAAAGGCTGAAGAGAAAATAGCAAAGTCATTTAAACTTGACCCTAATAAAACATTGATGTCTAAGTTTAAGATGATGACGTATATGATTCAACTTGAATTTGAATCTAACAAAGGAAACAAGGAAGTAAATCCTGCTGCTAATTATTTAAAAGCTACTATTAAACATATTGACGCAGGCAAATCTCAGTTTGCTGAGCGTGAAGCTGAGATGTTACAAGACATACTTAATCAGTATTCAGATGCTGATGGAAACATTGATAATGAAAAGTTATACAATTCATTTAATCAAGCTGAGAAAGATGCCATTAAAGATATTCGTGGTGTAAACGAATCTCTAAGAGAGAAAGCTGAATACACTGCAGCAATTATTCGTGGCGATAGAATTAGTCCACTAAATAATTACGTTCACTTGAATGTATTACACGAGCATCAGCCTAATGATTTGACTGCCGGTAGCGCATTTATCACTGAGTATAACGACTCAATGAGACCATCTACAAAAGCAAAGTCTTTGATAGCGAGAACAGGCAAAGTGTCTCCATTAAACTTTGACGTATTTGCAAGTGCTCAACGTGGTGCTAAGTTTGTATTGATGGATTACAATTTGACTGAGCCAATCCGTACAGCTCGTAAGACAATCAACCAAACAGTTGCTAACTTAGAGCAGGAAGGTAGAATACCAAAAGAAAAAAGAGAGATTATAAATGCTATCAATAGTGCATTTGAAGAAGCTATTGAGAACTTACTTACTAATACTTATGTAAGCACATCAATTGCTGATGACGTAATTGACTATATCAACAAGCAAGGATACCGTGCGATACTTGCAGGTACAGGCAGGTTTATATCTGAGTTAAGTTCAAACATTGGATTTGCTTTAATATCTGACCCAAAAGCATTTACAGAAGGAGTTAAGTATAAAGGAGTTATTATGTCTACTGATGCGCCTCTTATAATGGAGAACGTAAATAGTAAACAAACAAATAGAATATTCCCTACTGATACTTTATCAGGAAAATTAATTGATACTTCAATATTAAATCAAGCAAGTGGTATTAAAGGTGGCAAAGCTAAAAATACTGTAGCTAATAAGATTCAGCAGATTTGGAATCTATCAGGTAAGAAATATACAAATCTTATTGAGCTACAAGCTGACACTTTAATATCTACACCGGATAAGGCAATTATGCGACCAATGTGGTTTGGTTCTTTTGCTAATCAGTTCAAAAATATTACAGGCAAAGAGGTAGACTTCGAAAAGATTGCAGCGAATGATGAGGCTTATATGCAAGATAATAAAGAAGCTATTGATAAAGCCAAAACATTAGCAGACGAAAGGTCTGTAATGACGGGTGCTACTGATAATGCATTTATGGGTATCCTTAAAGGAACTACTAAGCCTAATCAAAGTGCAACACTTAGAGCGTTCAATAACTTTAACAACTTTATGACTCGATTCTTAATATTTGAATTTGTTACAGCACGTACAGCTATCAATGCAGCGATGGGTAATGGTTCATTAGATAAGAAACAAGGAGCTGCATTACTTGGAGCGGTTACAACACGTATGATTGTCTACACATTGCTAACTCAAATGATGGGTACAGGTCTTATGGGATTATTCTTTGATGACGAAGAACCTGAAACAGAAAAGTCATTTATGCAAAAACTTGGTCAAGCGTTTACTTCTGCGTTCACTTCACTTACATTAGGTCGTGACTTTGGTAACGCCACTAAGATGATGGTTAACTACGGGTTAGAAAGAGTTAATGAGAATTATCTTGACTTCTTAAGAGAAGGAGAATACGACCCGTATAAAGATGCTATTCAATATTCAATTGTTCCTGCTGAACAAAAGGGTAGACAAAGAGACTTATCTGATTTCTTATTAAATATGGGTGGTGCATTTGGTCCGGCATTAAAAACTGCTGACTTCATTACTCGTAAAGCATTAGAGCCTGAAAAAACAAAAGAGGATGCTATTGAAAGAAGAAAGAAAGAACTTAATATTCGCATTCCTCTTGAGGTATTAGGTAACGCAGGTCTTGTTCCTTTATATAAAGACATTCGTAAAGCTGTAATGAAAGACCTTTACAAAGACCTTGAAAAAGCTGATAGAAATAAAGGAGATAAAAAGAAAGCTGAGGAAGAAAAACTTCAAGGATTCCAAAACCAAGAGGATATGAAGCGCTATGATTACGACCTTTGGTATAGAACCTTCGGCCCTGACGCTCCTGACTATGATGCAAAACAAGCAGAAAAATTAATTAAGAGAGAGAAGGATAGTGTAGAAAGAGCAATGAAAGATGAGATGTATGATTACACTCCTAAGCCTAAAAAGGGTAAAGGAGGATTACAGAAACTGTACTAAACGTACCTAATGTACTTAAGCTCCTTCTGATTGTCAAAATAGACCATCATCTCGGAGTCACTAAATGAACCATCACGGGGAGGGCGACCTCCCCATTTGATTTCTCCTTGTAGTTTATTGGCTTTGCCATAGATAATACCGTCCTCACACGCCCATATCAATACGGGTGCTAATCTTTTATCAATTAACTTCACTAATTTTCTTGCTGATACAGGGAGAGGATATGCTGTCTTCATTGTTCTAATGCGTCCTTTAACCTCAGCATAGGCGATTAAGTTCTTATCCTTGTCAAATACTTTATAGTCTACATCTTGTGGGTCGAGCTTCTTGTATGACCCATCAAATATGCTTACGAATAATTCAATTGCTTTCTTCTCTCTGATTAAGTCTACTTCTGTTTCAAAAGTCATCGTCTTCTAATGATTTTAATATTAATCTAAGGTCTATGATAAGATTTCTTATGTCCTTTTCCGCAGGCACAAAGTCCCTGTCTACAAGAGTTTCGTAGATATTTGCTAACAGCAAATGATGCTCATTGATTCTAAAGGCTATACGCTCGGCTCGAGCGTTTTCACCATTCAAGTTCTCTGTCATAGTCGGTTATTCCATTAAACATTAAGTTAATTTTTCTAAGTACAAGAGACTCTTTGCCATTTGGTGTTCTTTTATCTACATACTCAACTATATTCTTAAGTCTTCTATACTTTTGAACTTCTTTTAATAAGGCGTTTCTATCCAAAATTAGTGCATCTATTTGATTAAGTAGCTGTTCTTTGTTTGATATTTTGAATACATCTTCCTTATCTGACATAAATTTATCCTTACAGGCAAAGTATTTTTGAGCAAATAACTCATTGGTATCCAATAAATCATTGGCTGAAGTCCTATAATGGATGATACTTGAATGGTGTTTTTTAAGCGCTCTACCCAATATGGCTATGCCATAACCTCTGTCATTTAGTATCTTTGAGAATATCATTCTTCCGTCTACATATATTCTTTCGTTGGTCTTCTTAGTTATATCTACGTTCATAACATTCTTAATAATATCAATCAACTCTTCTATTTCTTTTCGGCCTTGCATCTTCTTCTGTTTTAGGTTCTTTATATACTTCCACCTTTACTCCGTGGTTTTGCAGTTCTTTTAATCTATACTCTTGCAGCTTAGATAGTTTGCCATTGGTAGCTTTTACTTCAATAAATACTACGTCACTATCTCTTGGTATGGCAAGCAAGTCAGGTATCCCATTCTTATTTGTCATTGTAAGTTTGATAACGTAGTATCCCTGAGCCTCAAGCTCCTTGATTTTCTTGGCTTGTACTTGTTGCTCTTTCATTTGTTTGTTTTAATAACTCTTGGATTGACATATTAATTTCGGTGCACTCTTCAATAAAGTCAATCAGCTTACCCATATCTTCTTGTCTAAACGAGAACCTATTGGCTAAAAAGAAAGAGTAAGGCATACAGCTTTCATCTAAGTCAATCTCATCTAACTGAACTGCTAAAGTTTTCTGTGGGAGAACTATTAGCGTGAAAATGATGGTGTATTCTTTGCCTTCTTTAACCCATTTGGATTCAGGCACTTTACTTGGACGATTCTTATCGTCTACACAAATACATTTTATCATAAGTTTTTTATATAATTGGTAGTAATATTACTACCTTTTTTAAAATTATAAACCATTAATTTGACTTATATGGGACAAATATGTGTCAAAAAGTGCGTTTTATGACACATTATCGTATGAATAAATGTCACAATTTTTAAAATATTTGTGACAACTTTTTATAATTGCTTTGACCAATATAACATTTCTTTACCGCCATATGGATACTCGGGAAAGTAAAACTTAAATCCTTTTCCTATCAAGTTATTTACACTTGGGTAGTTGTCAGGAGTAGTATAAGTTATAGCTATCTTATAATTTTTTTGTTTTGCTGCTCTTAGTCTTATGCTTATCAATTTCTTTTGGATTCCTTTTCCTCTATAGGATTTCTTAACCCAAGCCCTGATAAATATACAAATCCCTTCTGCATATATAGACCCACAATAGGCTCCAACACTTCCTTTATCATCTAAGAACACCCACCACTCTCTGTTTGTTTGGAACTCATCATTGCATCCTGAAAAAATATTCTTGTCCATTAATTGAACACGATGGTATAGGTCATCATTGATAACCCTACCAAAACTGAATATTTTCTTAGCTTTAAGCATCTTTAAGCATTAATTCATCAGGTCTGTCAATCTCGTCATTTATTTTTATTATTTGTCCGCCACGTACTGTTGCTAAATCTTTTTTTATAGCTTCTTCTAATTCGTAAACTTCCTGTAGCTTTTTTATAAGCCAACTTTCTTGTTGAGATAGATTCATTTTGTTCCAATTCTTTGGG